AAAAAAGATTTCCATCTAAAGAGTCTGGTAAATATAATTCTTCTACTAAGAATGTGGTACAGATAAACATAAAGTCATTTGAAGAAGTACCAATATACCATACAAAAATAAAACATAAAACGGAGATAATGTAATGAAAGCAATACCAATAAAAATAGACGGCATACAATTTAGAAGTAAATTAGAAGCGCGATGGTACCTTTATATGAAACGATTGGGGTGGAAGATAATGTATGAACCCGAAATAAAGGGTTTAAACAATTGGATACCTGACTTTTTAATTATAGGTAAAAATAAAAAAATTCTAGTAGATGTTAAACCTATTGATACAGTAGAAGACTGGGAAAAAAATCCCGACAGAATAAGAATAGAGAATTCTGGAATTAAAAACTTACCTGAATACGAACTATTGATTTTAGGAACTAATTTACAATTAGACGGCAAAAATCAAATGGGTCTTCTGTATGTTCGTGACGCATTTTGGGAAGAAGGCAAAGAGCCGGTTGTTTTACAGGACTATAATAGTGCTGAATGTGTGTTTTCTATTGGGGACGATGGAAAACAAATCGGTTTTATGGACACTTACGGTGGCTGGCATTGTCGTATAACAGGAGACGGGGGTAAAACCTATCTAACCAGAGGCAATGGTGCTTATAATGATGCTGATACTCATTATAAATCTATTGATAAAATGTGGAATGAAGCGGGGACACAATTACAATGGAACACACCCACATCTGAATATTATTTAAAAGGTAAAACACATCCAAACAAAGATCAATATTGCATGGACTGTAAAACTAAATCAATAAATTGGTGGAAAAGGAAAAATTTATTTTATTGTACCAAGTGTAAACAAGTAAAACCTTTTTACTGCTATGACGAAGAAAACTTAAATGAGGAGGAAAAACGTTTTTCTGAAAAACGTTATGCAACTCACAAGGCATGGACCAGAGGTGGCGAAAAAATTACATTTTATTTAGCAACACAAAACAGTGGGGAATGGGATGGCAGCTAAAATGGATTTAATAACCGTGGTTTTATTTACCGCACTTTGGATATATTTAAATTTAGGATTATGATCAGTAGAAAAATATACGGGCCTCCGGGAACAGGGAAAACAACCAAGCTTATAGATTATGTTAAAACATTTTATAAACTAGGTACACCTCTTGATAAGATTGGATACTTTGCATTTACAACTAAGGCGGCTAAAGAAGCCATTAAAAGAATGTTAGATGAGCATAAAAATTTACAGCAAAAAGATTTAAAACATTTTAGAACTCTACATTCTCTTGCTTTTAATAGATTAGGTATGAAAAAAGCACAGGTTATGCAGGACGAACATTACGAAGACATAGGACGTAAGGTGGGTATTGAGGTCACGGTTTATTCTGATGGTCAAGAGTCAACAGGGTTTGTAGATTCAAATAGTGAATATTTTAATTTAATAAATGCAGCTAGGATTAAAGAAACTTCTATTGAAGATGAGTACAATACTGGAATGTACTCTTATGAATTAGAAAAAAACCTACTGTATATTTTAGAAGAAGAATTAAATAACTATAAAAATTCCTTTAAGCTTTATGATTTCACAGATATGATTGAAAAGTTTAATGTGGCCAAAATGTGTCCAAAATATGACGTAGTATTTGTTGATGAAGCACAAGATTTATCCCCAATACAGTGGAAAATGGTAGATATTCTGCGGGAAAATTCCAAATATGTTATACTAGCCGGTGATGATGATCAAGCTATTTATGGCTGGGCCGGTGCAGATGTGCTTAAATTTATAGCTACACAAGCTAAAAAAGACATTATTTTGCCACAATCTCACAGGGTTCCTAGAAGTGTACAAAACATAGCAGATAAAATTTTAAATAGGATTCCAGATGACCGTAGAGTTAAAAAAAATTGGAAAGCACGAGACGAAGAAGGTTTAGTTAATCATATAACTTCAATTGAAGATGCTCCATTACATAAAGGGGACTGGTTAGTACTAGCCAGAACGAATGACAGACTAGAAAAACTTAAACCTATTTTAAAAGATATGGGAATTTATTTTCAATTTAAAGGGAGAAAAAGTTTTAAGGCCACCTTGTTTAGAAGCGTTCTAAACTACAGGAGATGGCAAAAAGGAGAGTTATTATCTTTATCAGAAGTAAAAGATATTCTTGAATGCACAGACATGGATTTAAAACTAACGGAAGAAAAAATGTATGATCTTACGGATTTAACTTATGACAAAACAATACATTGGTTTGATGTGTTTACAGTTGATCCCGAAGAATGTTTATACATACGTGAAATGTTAAGTTACGGAGAAAAGTTAAGTAAAGAGGCTAGAGTACAATTATCTACAATTCATTCTGCAAAAGGAGGACAGGCTACAAATGTTTTATTAATTTTAGATAATACAAAAACAATAAGAGAAGCTCAGGAAAAAAGTCAAGATAAATATGATGAAGAACAACGGGTTTGGTATGTGGGCGTCACACGTACAAAACAAAATTTATATATAATGACAGCTAAAAGGGAGGACAGAGGATATGACATCGAAAGTTTGGGATAAACAACACGGCGGATCACACTATCAGAATTTTAAAATTCAGCCAAGTAAATTTGTAGTTGAAAATGAGTTGCTTTTTCCGGAAGGGTGCGCTATAAAATACATCTGCCGTCACAGGCTGAAAGGAAAAAAGGAAGATATATTGAAGGCCATACACTTTTTAGAAATGATACTTGAAAGAGATTATCCTGAAAAAGAAATTCCAAAAGAAAATTTACCAAAAGAAAAACCAAACTCATGGGGGATACGTGAAGATTCCTAAGTTTGAAGCACAAACAGAATGGGTTAAACCCTCAGAGTTTCCAGACCTACGTCAAGTAGATGAAATAGCAATTGATTTAGAAACAAGAGATCCTGATCTAATTAAAAAAGGATCTGGTTCTGTTATTGGTAATGGAGAAGTAATTGGTATTGCAGTTGCAACAAAATATTATAAAGGATATTTTCCAATTGCTCATCAAGGTGGTGGTAACATGGATAGACAACGTGTCTTGTCCTGGTTAAAAGATGTACTAGAAGCACCTTCAACAAAAATTTTTCACAATGCTATTTACGATGTGTGCTGGTTAAGAGCTATGGGCTTTAAAATAAACGGCGACATAGCATGTACTATGATTGCTGCAGCAGTTACAGACGAGAACAGATTTCGTTATGATCTCAATAGTTTATCGTGGCATTATCTAGGTTATGGTAAGAATGAAGCAGCATTAGCAGAAGCTGCATCTGAATGGGGTATAGACCCTAAATCTGAAATGTATAAACTACCCTCTATGCATGTTGGTGCTTATGCGGAAAGAGATGCTGAAGTAACCTTTGGTCTTTGGCAAGAAATGAAAAAAGAAATTATTAGTCAGGACCTGGAAGATATATTTGATTTAGAATCTGATTTATTTCCATGTCTGGTTGACATGAGATTTAAAGGTGTACGTGTAGATGTAGAAAAAGCACACGTAATGAAAACAGAATTTAAAAAAGCAGAAAAAGAATTACTCCATAAAATAAAAGGAGAAACAAATATTGATACACAGATATGGGCTGCAAGATCTATTGCAAATGTATTTGATGTATTAAGATTAGAGTATCCACGTACAGAAAAAACTGAAGCACCATCATTCACTAAAAATTTTTTACAGGAACATGAACATCCTGTTGTTAATATGATTGCTAAAGCAAGAGAGATTAATAAAGCTCACACAACTTTTCTGGATTCTATTTTAAGATATGAACATAAAGGAAGAATACATGCAGAGATAAACCAATTAAGAAATGCAGGAGGAGGAACAGTAACTGGAAGATTTTCTTATCAGAATCCAAACCTCCAGCAAATTCCTGCACGGAACAAGGATCTGGGACCTAAGATCAGATCATTATTTATTCCTGAAGAAGGTTGTAAGTGGGGAGTCTTTGATTACTCACAACAAGAACCAAGATTAGTAGTACACTATGCGTCATTATATAAACTACCATCAGTCTATGATGTGATTGATGCATACAACACAGACTCTAACGCAGATTTCCACCAAACAGTAGCAGACA